GGTTGGGAAATAGGCGTTCACTTTCCAGTATGGGCAAATACTGAAGTATACGTTAAAACAGTATCTAGGGGATACTTACTTGAGGGTGAAACACCTAAAGACGCTTATTGGAGAGTATCAACATCTATTGCAAAGAGACTTCGTAAGCCAGAAATGGCATCTAAGTTTTTTGACTATATGTGGAAAGGATGGTTAAATTTAGCCACCCCAGTATTTTCAAACACTGGAACAGAGCGCGGTCTTCCTATTTCATGTTTTGGTATTGATGTTGCAGATTCTATTGCAGACATCGGCGGTAAAAACTTAGAGCTTATGCTCTTAGCTAAACATGGCGGAGGAGTTGGAGTTGGTGTAAATCAAATAAGACCAGCCGGATCCACTATTTCTCAAAATGGTACATCTGACGGGCTTGTTCCTTTCTGTAAAATATACGATTCCTCTGTTCTTGCAACTAATCAAGGAAACGTTCGTAGAGGCGCTGCTTCTGTAAATATGGATATTGAACATGGAGACTTTTGGGATTGGCTAGAAATTAGAGAACCTAAAGGAGATATTAATCGACAGTGTTTAAATCTTCATCAATGTGTTGTTGTATCTGATGACTTTATGCAAAAACTAGAGCATGGTGATAAAGAATCGCGTCGCAGATGGACAGCAGTTTTAAGAAAACGTAAATCTAGTGGTGAACCATATATTATGTATAAAGGAAACGTTAATCGTCAAAATCCTGAAGCATATAAAAAGAACGGCCTTAAAGTCTATATGACTAATATCTGTAGTGAAATCACTCTACATACTGATGAAAATCACTCATTTGTATGTTGCCTATCCTCCTTAAATCTTGCAAAATATGAAGAGTGGAAAGATACTGACCTAATCTACACTGCAACATGGTTCTTAGATGGAGTTCTTGAAGAGTTTATTCAGAGAGCAAAATACATGAGAGGCTTTGAAAATTCTGTTCGATCTGCCGAAAAAGGTAGAGCTCTGGGTTTAGGTGTATTAGGCTGGCATACTTATTTACAAAATAAAAATATCCCATTTGATTCCTTACCTGCTCAATTTGAGACTCGTAAAATATTCTCGCAGCTTAAAATTGAAAGCGAACGTGCAAGTAGAGATATGGCACGGGAATATGGAGAACCCCTATGGTGTGTTGGCACTGGCATGAGAAACTCTCATCAACGAGCAGTAGCTCCAACCGTTTCAAATTCTAAGCTTTCTGGTAATGTATCAGCCGGTATTGAACCATGGGCGGCAAATGTTTTTACCGAGCAAACAGCTAAAGGAACATTTATTCGTAAGAATCCATCACTGGAAAAAGTCCTTGAGAAGTTAGGATACGATACTAAAGAAACATGGGATCAAATATTATCAGATGGGGGATCTGTACAGGATCTAGAATTTATGGATAACTATAGAGTAAAATTAGGAGAGACTGGAAATCCTATTACTCTAAGTAAATTCAACAAACTCCCAGAAATAGACCAGTCTACCTATATTCCACTAAAGGATGTATACCTTACCTTTAAAGAATTAAATCAATTAGAATTAGTTCGTCAAGCTGGAATACGTCAACAATACATTGACCAGTCAGTTTCTTTAAATCTTGCTTTCCCTACTGAAGCTGAACCTAAATTTATTAATCAAGTTCACCTAGAAGCATATCAGTCTGGAATTAAGACACTTTATTACATGCGAACTGAATCAGTATTACGTGGAGATATCTCAGCTAGAGCAATGGTTGACTGCTTAAGCTGTGACGGGTAAAATCAAATTAAAATAAATACCACAGCAGCAAATTACTTTTGCTGCTTTTTTGTTTAGATAAATAATAAAAAATCTATTTTCATGTTTAGTTTCAACCAATTTGTAAATGAAAGTAAAGATCATGAATTTGAATCTATTGAAAAGGGCGATCTTGTTAGATATGCAGCTACTCGATTTGAGGTAAAGAAAGTTAACGATGGTTCAATTGTTCTTGCTGGTAAAAATAGTGATGTTAAAGTTAATAAGAATATGTGGAAACAACGAAATGGAATCATTATAGAAAAAAAGAAAGACTCTAATAAAGATGAAAAATAAACATATTCGTAAGTATTCAGAATTTATTATTGAACAGGACCTAGGAATGCCTACTATGCCAGGAGCTCCAGCGGCACCAGTAAAGAAGGCAATCGAATATAAATTTCTATTTATGACTGGCCAAGATGATGTTGGAAATGGTCGTCGTAAATACCCAGATGGTAGTGTTGTAATAGAATACCCTTGTTATTCTATTGATGCAGAAAAACTAACGGCTTGGGCTCAAGAAAACATAATAGATTCCGATAAGAAAAAGTTAACTGGACCTGAAATAGAAGTTCGACAAAAAAGTCTAATTGATATTGTTAAGGGTGATCGTGTAAATATTTCAAGTGAAGACTTACCATTTATTGAAAAACTAAAAAATGCATCTGCTTCAAATATTATAGCTAAGCAACTGCCTGATGTCACAGTAGTTTTTTCAAGTGATATGCCTACGACTGAAGACATTGATGTAACCTTCATAAAACATAAAAAGTAATGATTAAGTCATTTATCGAATTTATAAACGAAAGCATGGATCAAAAATCCCAATTTATTAAGGATCTTTCTCAAACATTGATTGAGAAATTACGTACCTCTTCTCTAGAAGAGAGTACACAATATACTATTTTTTCTGGGATGGAATTTGTAGAACCATTTACGTTTGACCTAATTTTAAACGTTCGTCGCGATAATTCACCTATTCTAGAAGAAGATAATCATTTTAACGGGTTACCTTGGGAAAAAATAAATTTTGATCACTTAGGATATTGTATTGATGCTAATACCAAAATGAGTAAATCAAAATCAAAGATACCCAAAATAGTATTACATATTATTTTAAACCCAAAAGCAGAACCTATCCTATATAGCAAAATGTATTATCGATTAATCGATATTCTTACTCATGAAACAAATCATCTAGATCAACTTGGTATAAACAGAACTCCTTTTAATTCTCATGTAAGTGATAAAATGGAGAGAAATAACGCTAAGAAGAGCTACAAATATTTCCTATTAGGCGATGAAATAGAATCAATGGTTGAAGGAATGTATGCAAGATCACAAGCCCAAAATATTCCATTAGATCAAGTATTTGATAGCTACCTAATTCCATTTATTCAATCTGGTTATATAAATATCGCTGAATACCTTCACGTAATGGAAGCATGGGTTACTCAAGCATTAGAACAATATCCAGATGCTACTTTTTCAACTAAAGTAGACCATATAGTTACCTCAATTTAAAAACCAATTCATATTTTATAGTAAAAAAGTATAAAATTATTAAATATGAACGATTTTGAAAAACTAAAGGCTGAAATTGCATCTGTTCAAGCTGCAATATTTGACCCAATTATTTCCCTTGTATCAGCAGCAGAAGAAGACGCTGATAAATATTATGGAAAAGGTGTAAAAAGCGCTGGAAACAGACTTAAAAAGAAAATGCAAGAAATTCGTAAAGAAATTAAGCATCCAGCAATTAAAGCTGAAATGACTAAACTTCAAGAAGGTGCAAAGAATCTTCGCCAAACTTTGACTGACGAGATCGCAGCAAAATAAGAATTACCATATACTTTTAAATTATGAAAATGCCTCTGTATGAGGCATTTTTTTTGTTTTATTAAAACTTTTAGTAATATATCAAGTACAAGATTATAAAAATAACAACAAAAATTATGACAGATTTTTTTGATTTACCAGAAGAGAACTTTTCAAGAAAGCCTCAAGCTGGTGGCGGTAAAAAAGTAGATCCAAACGTTTATGACCCGGATCCAAATGCGCACAATGGTTCGTATAAATCAGTATTTAGATTTATCCCTTATGTGTTTGACAAATCTAAAAGCAAGTACACTAAGTACACTGCTAAATTTTGGAATCCTTTAACTAAGGAATCCCTAATTATTGACTGTCCATCGAATGTTGAAAAACCTTCAATCCTATGGACAATGGAATCAGTTCTTCGTTCTTTGAAAAAAGAGGAACCTGAAATTGCTGAAGAAATCGGTAAAAACTTCTCTCGATGGAGTACTAACCATTCAGCCGTTTATATCAAGAAAGATCCACAGAGACCTGATCTTGAAGGAACTATTAAAATCTTTAAATTCAGAAATCAAATTGGTATGTTAATCGACCAATTAGTAAATCCTGAAGAATTAGATGGATTCTCAACAAGTAAAAAAGTAAATCCTTATCACCTACTTGAAGGAAAGGATCTTCTTTGTGTAGTTGGTAAGAAAACCAAAGAATTTAGAGACTGGGCTAAATGTAAATTCATGGATGAAGTTACTCCATTAGTATTTAAAATCGGTGATACTCAAGTACAGGTTAAAAATGATGAAAAATCAATCAAGCTTGTAACCGAGTTCATGACAAAGAATACTCCAAAAATGGATGAATATTTCCACCAAGATTGGACAGAAGAGACTTTCACTAAAGTAGCTGAGGCAATCGTTGCAGCAGTTCCTCAAAGAGAAGTTCTTGAGATGATTCTTGAAAGAAGTAAGGATACTAAAATGAATGAATTAATTCGTTCTAAAATGAAACCTGGAAAATCAAATGCACCAAAAGCTAGTGTAAATGATGACCTAGAGTTTGCAAGTACTCCAACTCAATCAATGCCAGAAAAAGAAGCAGAAGCAGTTTCTTCAACTGACCCAGATGATGAATACGATTCACTATTCTCAAATCTTTAAAATAATTTAGAGTAATCATGGAAGAAAATAAAGAAGCACAAGTTTCTCTAGAAAAGGAGCCTATCCAATCTGGAGAACAGTCCCCACAAAATATCTTGTTTGGGACAATCACATACGCTGACG